CTTTATATGTCATCTGTTATCGTTCAAATGGCAAAAAAAACCGAACGAACAGAAGATAGTAAAAACAAAGACTCTAATACAGAGTCTACATTTATTTCAAAAGGAATTAATGGCGTTACGATGAGAGCTCTGACTACTAAAAATCGTTTTGTAACTCCATTTTTGGAAATTGAAATGTATCTTAATTTTAGAACTGGGCTGAACAAGTATTCTGGGCTTCTTGAAATGGCTGAAGGCTATGGAGTAATTGAGAAAAACGGACATCGTCATTCATTCAACGGAGAGTCTTTGGGATTTTTTAAAGATTGGAAAGAAGACGAAAAGATTTGGAATCAAATCTTGCCTGTTTTAGAAGCTAAGCTTCAAACAGAGCTTTGTTTTAAAAACGAAACAGGCGAACTCGCAGTTGATAATGACGAAGAAGCGGGTGAAGATGTTTCTGAATGATTAAAACACAACCTTCAACAAAGTTGGATTTAGATTTCTTTGAGAGCATTTTATTGTTCAATGCTCTTACGGATCAAGAGTATCTAAGCTCTATAATCAGTTACGTTGAGCCTTCGTTCTTTAATGATAAGAGCATAGGAAGAGTCATTGAAGGAATAAGCAAGTTTTTTACGGAACGTGGAACGGTTCCGACTGTTACGGAGATCAAAGCTCGCTTAACTTCTGAAGAAGACAAAAAAGCGTTGGCTGAGGTTAAGCCTAAATTGGCTCAGCTTGAAGGGCCTTTTAACAAAGACGAATTGATTCAAAATACAGAGAAGTTTTTAAAAGAAAGATTTGTATATAAAACTATTCTTAACGTAGCTGAAAAGTTTTCAGATCAAACCGTTTCGATTGAAGAAGTGCTTGTAGATTTTGAAAAAGCTTACAACATCACGTTAAAAGAAAATCTTGGCCATTGGTATTTTGAGGATGTAGATAAGCACATTAAAGATCTAACGACCACTTATAATCCAGTTCCTACAGGCTGGAAATTCTTCGATGAAAAGACAGAGGGTGGGCTATTTCCTAAAACGCTTACTGTATTTGCTGGTCAAGTAAATGTCGGTAAGTCAATTGTTCTTGGAAACATTGCTACAAACATGTTATTGGCCGACAAAAACGTATTGCTGATTTCGCTTGAAATGTCAGAGTTTATGTACTCAAAAAGAATTAGTACGCAACTTACTCAGATTCCTCATGGAGATCTGAAGACGTTTACTGAAGAGTTAAAAGAGCAGATTTTGCATATAAAGAAGAACCTCAACAGCAAGCTAGTAGTGAAAGAATATCCTCCTAAAACCGTAACCGTTCGCCATATTGACGCTTTTATTACGAAGCTTAAACACAAAGGATTTACTCCGGACATTGTAGTAATTGATTATATTAATTTAATTCACCCTATTGCTAAAAATCTTAACTCGTATGAATCTGTGAAAGAAATTGCAGAACATTTGCGAGCATTAGCTTTTAAATACAACCTACCAATTGTATCAGCGACTCAGTTGAATCGTGGCAGCTTTAATACAGCATCTCCTGGCATGGAAGGTATATCGGAGAGTATTGGTTTAGCTGCAACTTGTGATGTAATTTGTTCTTTATGGCAAGATGAAGAGTCGAGAGAGCTTGGAGTTATTAATATGGGCATGCAAAAGAATCGTTTTGGTCCCAACTTTGGAAGTGCAGCCTTTAAATGTAACTACAACACACTTACTCTTAAAGAAACCAATTCGGATTATTTTGAGTCAGATGCTAATTCTACAGAAGACAGTATAAAAAATGCTGATAGAGCGCTAAATAGTTTGCTCGACAATGAATAATCAAAAAATACAAGTTATTACTCACACGGATCTTGATGGAGTTTGCTCTTATCTAGTTCTTTGCTGGCTTTATGGAAAAAAATTAGATGTCATTGGAACAACTCCCATGAAGCTTGAACAGGATTTTGACAAACTTGTTGCTTCCGGAAAAACGTGGGACAAATTGTATTTTTTAGATTTAGACGTGTCAAAAATTGGTGAAAAGATTGATCAAAAAACAACAGTTGTTTTGGATCACCACAAAACCAACATATATTCATTTAAGAATGCAATAGTTCGTATCTACAATGAGACCAGTTGTGCCAAATTAATATACGACACCTTCTTTAAGGATACAGGTAAAAAAATATCAAATGCTCAAAAAACTCTTATTGCACTAGCTGATGACTGGGACTCAAATACTAAAGCTACTCCGTTGTCAGAGAGTTTGAATATTGTATACCATTCAATGTCAAATAAATTCAATTCGTTTGTTGAAGATTATTATGATGGATTTAAACCTTTTGATAAATTTAAAGAGAATACAATTTTGCTTTACAAAAAGCACCGCAAAGAATATATTGACACTTTAAATCCTTTTTTTGGAGAAGTGGAATTTGAAGGACAAAAAGACGTTAAAGTCGGAGCTGTATTTTGCAGCAAGTTCGTTCAAGAGTGCTGTGATTGGTTATTTAAAAAACACAACGTTGATGTAGCAATTGCTGTTCTTGTAGAGCAAAAAAGAATTGCTGTGAGAAGAAGCTCATCAAACAGCACAGTAGACGTTTCTAAATTTGTTCAAAGAATTGCTTCTGGCGGAGGCCATGAAGCTGCTGCTGGAGGTAACCTTACAGAAGAATTTATTGAATTTACAAAAATGTTGAAGCATTTGGAATAGTGCCTAAGTAGCCTAGATGCTACAGAATAGTTTTTCGGAATTAGAAAACTCAAATGCAACACCTTTCGATCAAATACATTCTAGAGAATTCGTAGAAGGAGTGCTTAAAGCTGGCTCTTTTATATCAATGATTGAAAACAAGAAAGTCAATACTACTACTTTGTTTTCGTTACTTTTAGAAAAAAACGATTATCAAGAATTTTTTACAGAAATTACCTCATCAAATTCTTTTAAAGAAGCAGTACTTTCCTTGTTGTATTTGTTTCCAAATCTTATAAAATCTAAGATAACTAAATCGGTAATACGAAAACTGAATGGAAAAACAAAGTCAATTAACAGACCTGGAACGGCACTTATTCAACAAGCACCTAGCCATATCAAGAAGCGAGCGAAACAAGCCGTTCAAGCTTAAAAAAGATTTCAGCAACATCGTAAACTCAGACAAGCACAAGTTTCTTAAAAGAATTTCAGTGTTGTTTCAAAAACACCCAGAAATTAGTCCGGACACGTTTTTTAAAGCTCCTTATAAGTTGTATCCAGACGTAGAGTATTTTGGATTAGACTACTTTTCTACTATGAGAGCAGTCAAGTCCTATACGTTGTATAAAAAGCAAATATTTCTCCAAGATCCAGACAGTCAAATTGAACAAGTTAAAGAATCTTTAATTTTTATTGCGAATTTTTGTGCAAAAAATAACATTTACTTCCATCAGTATCCTTATCATCGCTCTTCTGATCTGTTCACTTGGATGCAGCATTATAAACAAAACAAAATCAACATTTACAGTGTGATGGAGTTTACCAACATATTTTCTTCTGTTAAAAGCTTAGCAGAAGATGTCCAGAAATTTTTTGTTAGCGAGTTTGTAGACCAATTTCAAAATCTACATTCTTTGTATAGCAAATCTACGGCTTTACGGCCGTACGTCAAAAAAGCAATACCTGTTCTTTCAACTTTTGTTGAAAAACAGTTGACACAACCCAAAAGCAGTCTATAATAAAAAACGAAATTATGAGTATTAACACCAAATCAATGTTCGAAGCAATCAAACAATCACTTTCTTCTGATAAGAAGGACGGCGGCAACGGAAACGCTCTTTATAAAGAGATTATGAAGTTTTCTGCTGGAAACACCTACCAAGTTCGTCTCGTACCAAATCCAAGCGCTCCTAAAGACACAATCTTTCACTATTATAATCATGGCTGGAACTCTAATGCTACAGGCAAGTATGTAACAGCTCTTTGTCCAACTACTTTTGGAGATACTTGTCCGATTGATGCCTATTATTTGAAGACATACCGCACTGGCACAGAATCAGAAAAAGAAGCAGCTCGTGTATTGTCACGTAAAGAATCTTGGATGGTTAATGTGTATGTTATTTCTGATCCGGAAAATCCCGAAAATGAAGGCAAAGTTAAGATTCTTCGTTACGGCAAAGAAATGGCTAAGATTATCGAATCTGCTTTGGAGGGTGATGACTCTGATGAGTTTGGTGTAGAGAAAGTATTTGATATTGTTGGCGGAAGCACTCTTCGTATCAAATGTGAGAGTCGCGTTGGAGCTGGTCGTGGAGCTAAACAAATGGTTACGTATGCTTCTTCTAAGTTCTTGAGTCCTTCTGCCTTGGATCTTAGTGACAAAGATGTTGAGCAGATTTACGAGTCCGTTCATGATCTAAAAGCAGTCAATAAGCAAACAACTCCTGCTGAGATGCAGCGTATGCTCGATGAACACTTCTTTAATTTGACAACTGGTTCACCTGTGTCTGATGACTCTGATGATGAATATGCTCCTATTCGCAATGAAAAACCAAACAATGTTAAAAATACTGCTGTTTCGATTGAAAGTGTTTTTGACAGCGAAGATGCTCCTCCTTTTAAGACTGAAGTAAAAGCTTCTGTCAACGAAGAGGTTGAAGATGAATCTACAGATGAAGCTTTGAAAAAACTTCTTGCTGATCTGTAATATTATATTAAGATTTACAAATATGGAATTACTTAAAAAAGCTAACGGTAATATTGTTCGTACAACAGAAGAAAAAGCTCAAATGATTGAGCAAGCTGCTGAGTATTATGGAAAATTTTTGACTTCTTTGGGTTTTGATTGGGCAGCTGATCCTCATTCAGCAAACACCCCTCGTAGAGTAGCTAAGGCTTGGGTGAATGATTTGATTTCTGGATCATTAAGTCCTGAACCAGAGGTTACAGCGTTTCCTAACGACGAAGGGTATACCGGTTTGATTTGCCAGACGCGCATCCCAGTAATGAGTATGTGTGCACATCACAACTTAACATTCTCAGGAGTAGCTCACGTAGCTTATATTCCAGGAAAAGAGAAGGATGATCTGGTTGTCGGATTGAGTAAATTGAATCGCATTGTAGATTTTTACTCTCGTCGTCCAAACATTCAAGAGTCATTAACTAAGCAGATTCACGACCACATAGATAGATTGTGTGTTGGTAATCGTGGAGTTGCGGTAGTGGTAGAGTCCCAACACAACTGTGTTAAATGTCGTGGCATCAAACAAGATAGTGTCATGAAGACATCTCAAATGTCAGGATATTTCTGGACTAATGAGATTGGTACAAGACAAGAGTTTTTTCACTTAATAGACAATAGCAGATTTGGATCCTAAATTGGTCTTTTAATGATTAAAAATATAGTTAACACATTAAAAAAAACCGTTAGAATTATTCATAATATGTTCACTGAAGATAACCTCGCAACAGCTCAAATCGCTCAATTATTTGGTTCGGAGCTTCTTAAAGTTCAGAATAGTGCTACTACTGATTCTGGATCTCAACCCAATATTGTTAATATTGACCCCAAACGGTTTTTGACAAGCGAACCTCAATACAGAGCTACCAAAAGAGCCGACGAGCAACGTTTGATTCAAATGTTACAAAGAGAAGCGGAGGCAGCTTGTCCTTTACCGGAACAATCTCTTTCTCAACAACCAATTGAATCTCAAGCTCCAGCAGCAATCCATAGACCACAAGTACAACACGTAGTTCCAATTTCTGCAAGTGCTCCGCAAATAGCAAGTGGAGATTCTTGGACTCGTATTGCTAATAGCCTCGAAAGGATTGCAAACAAATTGGAAAGTGTTGACATTGCGATTAAAAAGAAGAGGATCAAGCGTACCTCTAAATGAAATTAACACTTAATAAAAACGAGTTTGTAAATAATTTACTCGGTCCTGTATCTAAACTTGCTGACAATCTTCTTTTAGATTTCAAAGAGATGCAGGATTCTGCTGGAGTGTGGAGTGCTAAGACTCTTGTAACATCTTCAGACAATTCTGTTATTCTTATGGGTTCCGTGCCTTGTATAGCCAAAGATCCGTTTAAGTGTGTTATTCCAGATTGTAAAACTTTTCTTAGATTATTTTCGGGTATTGATCAGGAAAAAATAACTCTTGATATTGATTCAAATGTTATCAAATATAAAGATATTTCTTTTTCTTTTAAATATCATTTGCTTGATGAGAGTTATATTATAAACAAAAAGTCTATTAGCGAAGAGAAGCTTAATCAGCTGACTTATGATAGTTCATTTGTGATGTCTAAGCAGAAACTTTCAGAGATTATAAAGTTTAATTCAATTGTTCCAGATGCAGAAAAGTTGTATTTTGTGTCGGACGGAAATAAAGTTTTTGCTAAACTTGGAGACGAGCAAAAGTCTAATACAAACGAAATTATTACGGAGCTTTCTAATGCAAGGGATGGTCAACCTCTAACTGAAAGCTTTCCCATTAACATTCAGAATGTTCTTTTATTTTCTTTTGGATATGATGAAATTAAAGTTAGCATTAATCACCAACTTAAAGTATTCAAGTTTGAGACTCCTCAGCTAAGTTATATTGTTTCTGGACTTGTAAAGTAACATTGCCTAAATAAAAACATGGCAAACAAGTTGACAACTCTCGGATATGTTCTTAAGCGTCTTCGTGACTCTGGTTATATGGCTAATAAGCTATTTGCAGAGTACAGAGAAGTAGACCCCAGAGCATGGACTATTATGATCGAACCTAATATAGCTTCTGTATTTTGCACTTGTTATATTAACGATCCGTATATTGGGGAAACGTTTTTTGAGTTGTATGATGGAAACCAATTTATTCCTGGTCGTTTAAAACTACAGACTTCTTCATTTGAAGTTCTTGTAGAACACTTAGTCAAATATAATATCGTCGGAAGTAGAACCTCATTAAGAGAGGACTCTTTGTTGAAAAGTTGCTGGGACTAGCTAAATATTCCTATGGCTACGCCCAAAAAGAAGACGACAAAAAAACAAATTCCCGCAACAAACGAAATCCCAATTTCAAAAGCAGAAAAAATTAATATTGATCGTCTTTTTGAACAAGCTTTAGTCAGACATAAAAAAGAAGAAGCAGACAAAAAAACTAAACTTAAAGAAATTTCCCATCTTGCTTTAATGGCTGAAGAATATTTGAGTTGTTTTGCATTGATTGGATATTCTTTACAAAACGAAGAAGTAGTCGTGTTTAATATGTCAACAGCAAAGGATGAGGCTGCTTTAGTTGATTTGCTAAGAGCCACTTTTATTGATATAGCTAGCAATCGTCCCTAAATATCTTCATGTCTGAAGATAATGCAGAAGAGAAAGAAGTTCGTAGAGGACGACCAAAAGGAGCTAAAAATAAACCAAAGCGAGGTCGTCCCAAAAAACCTGCAAGCCTTAAGAAAAAAGAAAAGGTACTAAAGCCCGAAAAAAAAGTAAGACTAAACAAGATTGGAATTGTAGAAAGCAATACAGAATACAAATCTGAAGAAGAAGCTTTAAATTCCGTACTTGATGAGAGTAAACTTACTGAAGCTGGATACAATACTCATACCAGCAAAATAATTAATCAAGAGCCAATTGACTCTTCTTTTTACTACAGAGGGTCAAAGCACGTTCCTGTCGCTGGAGCTCAATACGAGTTTACGGCAGACATGGTAGAGGAGTTAAGAAGATGCAAAAATAGTGTTGTATATTTTGCAGAAAATTTCTTTTACATTGTCAGTTTAGATAGAGGTAAAGAAAAAATTAAACTTTATGATGCTCAAAGAAGAATGTTGGAAAATATGGTAGCTCATAGGTTTACAGCAAACTTAGCATCCAGACAGAGTGGCAAAACGTCTTTATTGACTATATTTGCTTTGTGGATGGTTTGTTTTAATGATGATCATAGAGCTGCAATTGTTGCAAACAAAGAATCAACAGCTATTAATATTTTTAAGCGAGTTAGAATGGCCTATGAACAGCTTCCGAATTATATTAAACCAGGTGTTAAAGATTACGGTAAAACTGGCATGACACTTGGAAATGATTCAAGCATTATAGTATCGACTACCACTGCTACATCAATTCGTGGAGACAGTCTCGGAACAATTTGTTTGGATGAAGCTGCGTTTATTGAGCCTCATTTGTTAGAAGAATTTTGGTCATCTGTTATTCCTGCAATCTCGTCAGGAAAGAATTCTAAAATTTTAATGGTATCAACTCCTAATGGAATTGGTAATAAATTTTACGAAATATTTTCTGGAGCCGAAAGTGGCAAACTTCCTCAATGGAAAGCTTCTAGAATTGATTGGTGGGATAGACCAGAGAGAGATGAAAGCTGGAAAGCTGACATGATTGCTGTGTTGGGTTCCGAAGAAAAATTTCAACAAGAGTTTGGTAATACGTTTTTAGATGATGCTGCTGCAGCAGTAGGAGCCTCTGTTATTGAGCGATTTAAAACACAAAAGAAAGATCCCATT